GAAGAAGAAGTAATGTTATCTGGTTTTGCTCAAGCTCAAGTTAAAGCTGAGGGTTCAGGTGTGACTTTTGACAATGCTCAAGAGACTTTCACAGCTAGATACACTCACGAGACTGTAGCTTTAGCATTCTCGATCACTGAAGAAGCTATTGAAGATAATCTGTATGACAGATTAGCATCTAGATATACAAAAGCGTTAGCTAGATCAATGGCACAAACAAAACAAGTAAAAGCTGTTAATCCATTAATTAATGGATTTGGTAGTTTCACATCAGGTGATGGTACTGCATTATTTGCAACTACTCACCCAACGATTGCTGGAACTGTATCCAACACTTTAACTACAGCTGCTGACTTGAATGAAACTTCATTAGAGCAATCATTAATTGACATCGCTGCAATGACTGACGAAAGAGGTCTAAAAATTGCTGCAAGAGGTGTTAAAATGATTATCCCTTCTGAGTTACAATTCACAGCTGAAAGACTCATGAAAACTGAGCAAAGAGTTGGAACTGCTGATAATGATATCAATGCTATCAGATCAATGGGAATGATTCCTCAAGGTTATAGAGTGAATAATTTCTTAACTGATCCAGATGCATTCTACATTATCACTGATGTGCCGAATGGTATGAAGATGTTTGACAGAAGCCCAATTAAAACGGCTATGGAAGGCGACTTCGACACTGGTAACGTTAGATACAAAGCTAGAGAAAGATACTCTTTCGGAGTTTCTGACTTTAGAGGTATCTTTGCATCACCAGGTGCATAATACTTAAAAAATTTGAGGCGGGACACAATCCCGCCTCATTTACAATATAGAAAGACAAAACCATGAATAAATACCTAATAAAAATATTTACAAAAACTTTACAAACACAATTTGAAATCGAAAGTGATAAAGAAATAAATGATGCGGACGAGCTAAATAAACCTATCATTGACTTTCTAGGAAAATCTGATATAAAATGGGAACAAAATGATTTACAGTACAATAGTACTATGAATGATTTTTACATAACCTATGAGGAGGTTAATAATGGCTCAGGACAACATGGTATTGTTCGCGAAGAAACTGAAACTCGAGTCTAGATGGAACGAGTTGTTTCTTGAAAACAAGGGACAAATAACACCAGAAATGTCTGTTCTTGGTGATGAGATCAAAACAGTAATTAGATCAATCATTAGGCAACAGGAAGAGCAAGTCCGAACCAATCCGTTAGATGGTGAAATTCATCTTTACGCTGGTTAATTAGGACTAATACATCGTTGGAAACGTTAATCATTCCTAGGGATCTCTTGCACTCCATTAAAATCTAGTATATAAATCTTATCACTATACAAATATAAATTGACATAGACGAGTATAGTCGACGGCCTAGAGACTATGTCAAATTAACTAGGAGGATAATATGGCAAACACTACATTTTCAGGTCCACTAAACACTAATACTGTTGTTGGATTAAATGTTTACACAGTTGCTACAGCACCAGATGGTGTTGAAGGACAAATCGCATATTTCTCAGACGGAGCAGCCGGAGGTGCAATTCTTGCATTTTACGATGGTTCTAACTGGAAAAGATGTGACACTGGTGCGACAATCGCATCATCATAATAAATAATTTAGTGTGGACCTTCGGGTCCACATAAATTTTAACGGAGAAAATAAAATATGAAATCAGATGTAAAAGCAGTAAGAGTTACTGGAACAGGTTCTGTATTTGCTGGAAGAACAAGACTGAGAGGAATTATTCTTTCTAACTCAACAGCAGGTGCTGGATCTATAACTTTACAAGATGGAAATTCAGTCACACAATTTATAGGTGATGCACCAGCAGGTGATGTATTTGCATTTAATATTCCAGAAGATGGAATTTTATTTGTTGATGGTATGACAGTTTCTGCATTCACAAGTTTAACTGCTGCGACTATATTAATAGACAAGTAGGAGGTCTAAATGGCTAATACTACTTCTGGAACAACAACTTTTGAAAAAGGTTTTTCTATATCCGATATTATAGAAGAGTCTTATGAAAGAATTGGTATACAAGGTGTTTCAGGTTATCAATTAAAAGGTGCAAGACGTTCTTTAAATATCATGTTTCAAGAATGGGCTAATAGAGGTTTGCACTATTGGGAAGTTGGTAATAATTCAATTACATTAGTTGATGGTCAAGCAACTTATACTATTTATAGATCAAC